TTTAAAACGCTTTGGTGATGGCATACTCGTAAATAAGAGGGTGTACCCCGATTGAGCTCTCGTTCAAAAGTCTCTATGAATCGGTGTAATGGTGCCAATATATAGTATGAAGTTCTTTAAGGATCTGGAGACACGTGGCGGCCATCCGTTATAATATTACCGGATGGCCGCGCGATTTTTTCCCCTCTGAAATCCTGGCCGTTTATTTCAGTTCCGCAAAACTAGTTGAGCGTGTTTTTGAAATCCGTTGTCCATGTGTTGACACGTGTTCCATACAGGGGCTTATTTGTCATATTAGGTGATGACCAACTTTAGTTTTGCACGTGGCGCGTTTTACAATGTTGCATTTAATTGGAAATTTTTATCTAACGGCTATATTTGATTCAAATTTTGAATCATGTGAGAGTTGTCAGAAATTGGCTTTATATTTCTGACATTGTACTATATATTGAGATGGACCAATTAAATGCCTTGTTTCGTGTCTATTTAAATATTGTTGTAGATATATTGTGTATAAATTGTGTTCATTTTTATTAAGGAGACATGTGTATTTGAAAATGTATTTTTCGCGAAACAAACGTGGTGCCACTACTACTTCGAGACGAAGCTATTCAAGGTATCCCTTGTCTAGGCGTTCGTATAGTGTGAATAGAATCAATGGCAAACGTGGATCGAATATTCATAGAAAGGCCCATGATGATGGTAAAATGTTAGCCCAACGTTTACATGAGAATCAGTTTGGGCCTGAATTTGTCATGGCCCATAATTCAGCGATATCAACGTTTATTAATTTCCCTAGTCTTGGTAAGACTGAACCGAATCGATCAAAGAGCTTTATTAAGTTAAAACGTTTACGTTTTAAGGGTACTGTTAAAATTGAACGTGTTTTGAATATGGATGGTTCAACTCCTAAGATTGAAGGCGTATTTTCCATGGTCCTTGTTGTTGACCGAAAACCTCACTTGGGATCATCTGGATGTCTCCATACATTTGATGAATTGTTCGGTGCAAGGATTCATAGTCACGGTAATTTAGCCATTACTGCCACATTGAAAGAGCGATTCTATATACGTCATGTTTATAAGCGTGTGCTTTCAGTTGAGAAGGATAGCATGATGGTCGACGTCGAAGGAAGCACATACTTATCTAGTAGGCGTTTTAATTGTTGGGCTACATTTAAAGATGATGAACGTGACTCTTGTAATGGCGTTTATGCTAACATAAGCAAGAATGCTCTTTTAGTCTATTATTGTTGGATGTCGGATGCTATGTCCAAGGCATCTACGTTTGTATCATTTGATCTTGATTATGTTGGATGAATAATAGTAAGTTTCAAATAAGCCCTGTATATTTCCTGTTTATAGTTGCTTAAAATATTTATAAAATATTTTTATTTCAACGACTTTGGTTGAGCAGGAGTACAATTACTGTTAATACATTCTTGGGCCGCAGTTTTAACCAATTCGTTTAATTGGGCCATTGAAAGGGTGATACTTGACTCGGTTCTTCGCGCTCCAACTATAGATGCGGAATCTCCAGGGTCTAGAATACTTGTGTCCAATCTATGAAGTTGTCTATATGGATGTACTGCGTTGTCTAATTCAGAGTCCGCATCTGAAGTACCGGTTCCTATTGTACTTCTTGTTGCCCATGTCTCACCGGGTTTTAATGTAATTGGGCTGTGAAGCCCATATCGAGATGTGGATGCGGACTTTATTAATTTCCTCTCCCATTTCCCGTAACCAACGTGGGAGAAATCCACATCTTTCTCAGTGAATTGTGTAGATAATATTTTCACGGTTGGGGGCTTGAAAGGAATATCCACCGAATGTTTCGCAGTGGATATCTTCAGTTTCCCCTTAAATTTTGCGAAGTGTGTTCGTTGATGAACATTTGTGTCGCTAACTCTGTAATACAATTTCCAGGGAATTGGGTCTTTAAGGGAGAAGAATGAAGATGAAAAAAAGTGGAGATCTATGTTACACCTTATGGGATATGTCCATGATGCTTGTAATGACTCATTATCCGTCATTCTTTTGTCGTGAATCTCCACAATCACAGTTCCTGTTGCGTTGATAGGAACTTGTTGCCTGTATTCAATGACGCAATGATCTATCTTCATACAGCTTCGACTTAATCTGGCGCTTATTTGAGCTGTTGTTGAAGGAAATTGTAATACTATCTCATTCAAGTCATGAGACAGTTGATATTCATCACGGTTAGATTCTACATAATTGAACGCTGTTGGTGGATTAACTAATTGAGACTCCATTATCAACTGAATATAAGAATGAATGGCCGCGCAGCGCACTCGGTTCGGGAGTTTATGATGCAGAGACTATAAAAGAGCTGTTTTCTTGCTTAAGAACAATTTGACAGAAAGGAAGGAAGAGAAGTTGTTATATATGATAATGGGCGTTCCCCAATGTTTAAATAGACAAGTTTATTTTCGTACAACTCTGTAAAGTAATCAATGATTATGTATGTTCAAGTTGGACAAGTAATCATTTTTTACTTTATTAAATGGTGTTTATTTAGAGTAAACTTATGTGTATCTGTGTGTATAAGTTTGTGTTAAAG